GTTATCTTCACTGGTAGTGAAGCTGAAGGCGAAGAAGAAGACACAGTACACGGTGGCGCAATGTGGGCTAGAATGCCCATAACCGCTCTAGTTGCTGACATTCCTTTAGATGAATGGCCTGAACCAATGGAAACTTATGATGCACAACCTTGGGATTGTGCTTCGTATAATCATGCAGTGTATGTAATAGACCGTGCCACCCCATGCCCTTGGTTGGCAAAGGTAGATGGTGAAATGCATCCTGCTAAATATCTTTTTACAGTTGACTATGCAGAGAGCGAGATAGCAGACGATCCTGCACAACACAAACAAAGTCACGTTTTACAACTACTGGACGCGGGAGAGTGGACAGGTAATATCGTAGCTTTACCAAATAACAGAGTAAGAGTAACGCACCCTGCTTGGTTTCAAGCGGGAGAGGGTGCGCCTGATTTTAAACCTTCACAACATATACACTATTCAAAAAGTGATTTAGACTATACATTGGATGTAAATCGCATTTTTGATAATCTTTATAACGAGGAATAAAAATGGCTGTATCAGGATCAACAGACTTTGAATTAGATGTAGCTGAGTATGTAGAAGAAGCCTTTGAACGTTGTGGTTTAGAGGCTCGTACAGGCTACGACCTGAAAACAGCCAAAAGATCTCTTAATCTGATGCTTGCTGATTGGGCTAATCGCGGTCTAAATCAGTGGACTATAAAGCAGAGAACACAAGCATTAACAACGTCTGATGGTGAATATGACATGCTAACAGACGTTATTGATGTTCTTTCCGTTGTTGTAAGAAGGGACGGAACAGACTTTACAATGGATAGGATTAGCAGGGATACATACCTTGCTATTCCTACAAAAACCACGACAGGAAGGCCAACACAGTTCTTTTTAGATAGGCAATTAACACCCAATCTGAAAATATGGCCTTTACCAGATAATAGCACAGATGTACTCGTTTATGACTGTTTAACAAGGATAGATGATGCTGATGCCCAAGTTAACACAATGGATATACCTTTTAGATTTTATCCATGTTTATCAGCAGGTTTAGCTTATTATATTGCTTTAAAACGTGCTCCAGAGCGTGTGCAGATGTTAAAAGCAGTATATGAAGAAGAAATGAGAAGAGCGATTGATGAAGATAGAGATCGTGCTTCTTTTCAAATTACACCAAGTTTAGGAAACTATCGTATTGTCTAAATTTGCAACAGGAAAACATGCTTTTGGCATATCAGACCGATCTGGATTCAGATATCGGTTAAAAGATATGCGTAAGGAATGGAATGGTTTACTTGTTGGTAGAGATGAATGGGAAGAAAAACACCCACAATTGCAGCCACTTAGGGCAGTCCCTGATCCTCAAGCATTAAGAGATCCAAGACCAGAACAGAACTTAGATGAACAAAGAGACATACAATACGGCTACGATCCTGTTGGGTTTAAAGACATACCTGGAATTACACCTACGAATAATTTAGTTGCAGATGGAAATGTCGGCAATGTTACTATAACAACTTCTGATTCTGGCAATGATGATATTACACCGTCTGGAGTTAATGCTAACGCTCTTGTGGGATCTGTTACAGTTAATCCTACCGTAACCGCCCCAAGTTTTGACAGTACATCTATTACTTTAGACTCTACTACAGACACATTTGACGAGGGATAGAACATGGCTTTACAAAGTGTAGGAATAGGAAGCAGCGCAAACGATGGAAATGGTGATACCCTTCGCGCAGGCGCGACCAAGATAAACGCTAACTTTACAGAGATATACGCGGCACTTGGAAATGGTTCAACTCTTACTGACCTTATAGATTCTAATGGCGTTATAGATGTAAGCTCTGGCGCAAATAAAATTGTATTTTATTACAGTGCATTAAGTGATTTACCAAGCGCATCGACATATCATGGCGCTGTGGCGCATGTGCATGCGACTGGGGGACTGTATTTTGCGCACGGTGGGGCGTGGATTCGAGTTAATGATGAAACAACTGGCCCTGTAACTAAATATACAACAGGGACAAACGGCTCATCTGCGTATACTTTTACTGGTCCTGGTGCTACCTCTGGAGACAATCCAAATTTTACTTTTTACAAAGGTCATACTTATCTCATAGATAATACATCTAACGTAGGAAGTCATCCTCTACAAATTAGAACCTCTGCGGGAGGTTCTGCATTTACCACAGGAGTAACGGAAAATTTTAATTCTACTACGGGATTGACACAATTTATTGTGCCACATGAGCCTAGTGACACATCATTAGTGTATCAATGCACAAATCATGGTAGTATGGTTGGAAACATAACAATAGTGTGATAAAATGAGCTTTACATATTTACAATTAAAAGATGCCATAAAAGAATACGCAGAATATGAAGAAACAAGTTTTGTGAACAATATACCACTGTTCATTAGACTTTCAGAAGAACGTATTCTTAAAAACGTACAACTTAGTTTATTTCGTAAAAATGCAAATGCACAAACTAGTGCATCTATACAATATATTAAAGTTCCATCTGATTTTTTGGCACCATTTTCTATGAGTATGACAGGTTCCGATGGTGATAAGTTTTTTCTAGATTTTAAAGATCCTAGTTTTCTTCAACAATATACACCAGATCCAACTACAACAGGATCTCCTAGATATTACTGTGTATTTGATGTTGATAACTTTTTATTGGCACCCACGCCAAATGCAGCATTTACAGCAGAGCTTCATTACTTTTATAGACCGCAAAGTATTACAGAGTTATCAGATAGCTCAACAACGTGGTTAAGTGAAAACGCTGAAATGGCATTATTGTATGGGGCAATGATAGAAGCGTATATTTACATGAAGGGAGATCAGGACATGATGGCAACGTATAATAAACGCTTTGAAGAATCCATTGTTGGTATTAAGATGCTTGGCGAAGCAAAAGAAACAACAGATGAATATCGAACTGGAAAAGTAATTAGGGCTAAACAATAATGTTTAAGATAGATGTAAGCGTTCCTAAAGACGAATCTTTAGTACAGATAAACACAACTAATAACAGGGGTTTGACTCCTGATGAATTGTCTGCACAATGCGTGGAAAAAATTATCGCAGTGTCGGACTCAGCGCATCCAGCAATCAGGGATCAGGCTCATGCCTTCTCTAAGCATCTGGAGAAATTGGTGGCCTACTATATGA